TTCGGCTTGGCCCAGCGACGGAAGCGCGTGTTCGTTGTCGGATATCTTGGTGATTGGCGACGTGCCGCCGCGGTACTTTTTGAGCCGGAAAGCCTGTCAGGGCATCCTCCGCCGAGCCGAGAAGCGGGGGAAGAGTTTGCCGCCCCAACTGCTCCAAGCCTTACGGCAAGTGGCCGCGGCGTAGAGCGCGCCGGAGAGAGCCGAGGCCAAGATCCCGTCGTTGCCGTTGCCCGAAGCGTTGCCGTGCGCGGACGTGATGGCGTCCCACAGATCGAGCTTGGCGACGATAAGGCGAATGCAATCCTAACGCCGAATGGCGGCCGCGCCGGGATTGGTGTTGGGGCGGTTCTGGCTCCGGCGCTCACCAGCAACCCCTATGGCGATCACAGAGGTCGTGAAGGACTTCTGGTCGCCTCTGAGGTCGCCATGACCCTGAATGCCAAGGATGGGGCCGGGCGCTCTGACGCCGGGAGCGAGACGTTTGTGGCTACTCAGATCACCCACACCTTAGACTCATACAGCGCGGGTCGGGCAACGGAGGATGGAACGGGCCGCAACGTTCCGTTGGTCGTCAACGCGCGCGAAACTCCAATAACCGCCGATAATCTATCCTTGCCGCTTGGCGCGCAGGACATTGGGCACGCGGTTATCAATGACGTTCATCCGACACTAAGCGCCTCAACCGGCGGCGGCCCCACATCTCAAGACTGGCAAGCACACGCGGCGGTGATTAATGAACAGGCCGTCCGGCGATTGATGCCCGTCGAATGTGAATTTTTACAAGGATTTCCGCGAGGCTATACCGCCATCACCTATCGCGGAAAGCCAGCGGCGGACGGCAATCGATACAAGGCCCTTGGAAACAGCATGGCGGTGCCGGTGGTCCGTTGGATTGGTGAGCGCATCGCGACGGTGGATAGCCTCGACCTTATAGCGGAGGCCGCCGAATGACCAAGCTCCCAACCTTCGCTGTCCCGGATTGCTGGTTCCGCCACGAATTCAGCATCACCCGGGCCTATGGCTGCACCCTTGCCGAGGCTGATGGGATAGCGAAGCCGAAGACGGCTTTTCAGAAGGCTGTGAGCGTCCTCGGTCCGATACGAGCATGGAAGGGCCGCGACGGGTGGATGCTGGACCAGCGGCTCGCCGCGCCTGCGGAATTCATCCGCGCGGCACAGGCGCAAGTCGACTCACGAAACAATCGGATAGCGGAGGAGGAATAGCGATATGGGCAGGAAGTCCGCGAAGCAAAAGCAGAAAAACAAAGCCGATCGCCCGCCCGCTCTCGCATTGGCCGATGTCGGGCCGAAAGAGCGCTATCAGCATGGCGACGTAATCGAGAGGCGCGAAACCATTCAGGCCGGCGTGAAGGGCGCGAGGGTGATCACGGTGTCCATGATCGACCGCTACCGGCACAAGAAGCAAATCACGGTCAAGCAATCGGACGCGGCGCTAAAGCTGCGGGCGGATTGGGAGATGGCTGGGCGTCAAATGGCGGTGACCGGCACCTATGGCCAGGCGGGGCAGGGCAATCCCGAGATGTCCGACATGGCCGCGCTGGCGAGTGCTCGTTATGTGAAGGCCACGCGCGCCGTTGGTGTCGAGCTATCGCCGATCCTGGTTCACGTCGCCTTGCTGGACGGCAGCGCATCGGATTGGGCAAGAGGGCGCGGCGACATCCCGCAATCGGGCATCGCGGTACTACGTCTAGCGCTTGATGCATTAGCGAGACACTATGGGTTGACATAGCGTGATGCTGAGTGGCATACTTTCGTCAGTGTCCAGTGGTGACACAAAAATCAACCCGCTCCCGAGCAATCGGCGGCGGGTTTTTGATTCCCGCTCTGAATCAGGCGCAACCTGGTAGTAGGAGCCACCCGGCGGGGCTTCGGTCCCGTCCTTCAATTCAAACGTCCTGGCACGGACACACCAGCCGCGCGGAAGGTATCGAGGCGGAGGGCCGCGCCCCGTTGATGCCTCAATCATTTAATTTGGTCGTGAGGGCGAATGTCACACCCACTCTTCAAAGCATTGATCGCAGACTACGTGGCCTTGCTGGATGCGGAGATCGTCGCGGCGGACGGTGCGCTGTACAGGGGTATTGAGGCGGCCTCGGCGTGGGTTAGCGAGAAATACGGCGAAGACATCCCAGAAGAAATAGAGGGATGGATGAACGATTTGCTTGACGCCCAGGACTGCATCGCCGAGGCCTGCATGATCGTCGATATGTACGGGGCCAAGAAGGCTGCCAACCGGCATTGACCGTATGGATGTTCCTGGCCGGCGTCGTTGGTGCCGGGTCATTGATGCGGCGGCGCGTGGGATAGGAGAGGAAGCCGGGAAGCCAGCGACCCACGCGCAACGCTCGGCCCGCATCATCAATTCCAGCGTTTCTAACCAAGCGGTAAGGCAGTGGGTTTCCACCCCGCGATCGTCGGTTCGAATCCGACGGGACGCTCCAGACAACCGGCATAATGGAGGACTCATGCAAGTCCACAATGTTTGGCCCAAAGACACAAAAAAAGATAACCCTGAATGGTCTCGATTGGTCCGCCGTCGACCATTCAATGCCAAACCCAAGCAAAGGTTTTCTATCGAGTGCAAGGCGAAAAAAATATCACGAGAAAAGCGGGCGAGAGAGTTGGGGTGGACCGAGAAGAGCGAAGCCGTGCGGCGCCAGGGCGGCAATCTCGCGCTAAGTGAAATCAACGCAAAGAAAAATCCGGCGCTCGCGTTGGAAGGCACTTTCCTCGATCGGCGGGAAGCAAACGGATAGCCACTCGGACCAGTTTCACGATTGCGATCAAGGTTAGCCAGCCTTTGCGAGGATCTGTCCGGGTGGCTTCGGTCAGGGTAAAGCGGCGAGTACGCCAACCCTCCGGGTCTGCGATCGTGAATTCAATCAACCGACATGATGGAGGCGTTTTGTGACGCTCAAGCTCGCGAGGCGGGATAACGTGTCGGTAAAAATGTGCAGGAAGCTCCGGCGAGTCCCGGCGACGAAGCGCCTTCGGGAGATCCTGCGGGGCACGCACAAGCGAAACGCAACATCGAGACTCGCCCCGGAATGACCCGGAGCAGTCCAAGCGCCTGGGATCTTAAACAAGGTCCACCGTCAACCAGGCGTGAGGGATATGGAGAGCGACATGAACGGCACGGAACGAAGCGGTATCGAGGGCGCAAGAGATATCAATGGCGGCGGCTCGGTCATCTAACGGCATTGGTGAGGTGAGGGATGCGCCGAAAGCCATACACGCAAATCGGCATCCGGCGTCTCAAGTGCTGCGTTTCCGGCTGCGAGAATCGAGGCGAATTTCAATGGCAGTGTTGCGCGACCGGTAACCTGTGGATGCCACTTTGCGTCGAGCACGATATCGGGATGAACCAAATGGCCCTGGAGTACATCGGGCACCCTCGCACCGAGGCGCTGGTCGAAGAATATCGCGCGAAGATCGCGGGTGAGTGAGGGGTTGGTAAGCCCAAGACTTCAATCGTTTGAAAGGAAGCAACATGCTTTCCCAAGTAACGTATATTGAGCGCGCCGACGACGAGCCGCTGATCCTCAAGGGCGCCCTATCCGAGCGACAAGTCCTGGAGGCCGCAATCGACGCCACAAGCTACCGTCACTATGGATGCCGGGCGAATGGTGGAAGCCAACCCATCTCCATCGAGGCCGTCGACCGCCAAGCGCTGGGAGTGGTCGAGGAACACGCACCGACGAAGCGCCGGAGCCGGAAGAAGGTCGAAGCGTCTGATGGTTGATGCGTGGGACGGTGACGAAATTGATAAACTTGCCCGCGACTTTTTCGATCTCCCGGTTTGGATGCGCGCGAGGATCGTCGAGACTGGCCGGCAGGTTCGCCGGTGTAAGTCCGTGTCCTTCGCCCCGCCCGACGACACGTCAAATCGCTACGACGCAACCGTGACGGTGGTCTTTCATGGCTGGGCGTAAACCTGCGGGTACAGCCAAAAGGCAGCTTCCAAAAGCGATGGAGGCTCATCAGTTCAAGCCCGGCCAATCCGGCAACCCTCGGGGGCGCGGCAAAGGCGTTCGCAACAAGCTAGGCGAGGCGTTCTTGGAGGCGCTTCACGAGGACTTCAACGAGCATGGCGCCGACGCGATCGTCAAATGCCGCCAGGACAGCCCCGTTGCTTACGTCAAGGTCTTGGCCAGCATCTTGCCGAAGGATCTCAATGTCACAATCAACCCGTTGGAAGAGCTGACCGATGCCGAGCTTATCGAGCGGATCGGAGAACTCCGGGACGCCGTTGACTCCGCTCTTGGTGGAACTGGCGCGGCTGCAAACGGAACGGAAGAGGCGACTCGACACTAACCTTCTCGCCCGATACCGGCCTTATTCCAAGCAGAAAGATTTTCACCACGAGACGGTCCGCGAGCGGCTGTTCATGGCGGGCAACCAGCTCGGGAAGTCCTGGGCGGGGGCTTTCGAGTGCGCGATGCACCTGACTGGGAAGTACCCGGATTGGTGGGAAGGCAAACGTTTCAAAAAGCCTGTGATTGGCTGGGCGGCGGGAGAGACGGGCGAGGTCGTCCGCGACACCATCCAACGGTTGCTGTTGGGCCGCGTTGAGCCCTGGGGGACGGGGGCGATCCCGCAGGCGGATGTGATCAGCGCTGATTCCGCTCTCGGCACGCCAGGTTTGAAGGGCGTCATCAAGGTTCGTCATGTGTCGGGCGATGAAAGCCAATTAACGCTGAAGTCGTACAATCAGGGGCGGGAGAAGTTCCAGGGCGAAACGCTCGACTTTTGCTGGTTTGATGAAGAGCCGCCGATTGACATCTTCACCGAGGGGCTGACGCGCACGAATACGACGCAAGGGCCGATTTGGATGACGTTCACGCCGCTCAAAGGCATGTCCGATGTTGTGGTGAGGTTTTTGATGGAGGAAAACCCTGACCGCTCGGTTACTCAGATGACCATCGAGGACGCCGAGCACTACTCGCCGGAACAGCGTGAGAAGATTATCGCCAGCTACCCAAAGCACGAACGCGAAGCGCGGACCAAGGGCACGCCGATCATGGGCTCGGGTCGCGTCTATCCGATCTCGGAAGAAGAAATCACCATCGCGCCGTGTCCGATCCCGCCGCATTGGGCGCGCATCGTGGGCATGGATTTGGGCTGGAATCACCCGACAACCGCCGTTTGGCTGGCATGGGACAAGGACACGGACACGATCTACGTCACGGACGCCTACCGCAAGAGCGAGGCCGTCCCGGCGATGCACGCGGCGACGATCAAGGCCAAGGGTGATTGGATGCCCGTGGCCTGGCCTTCGGACGCTGGGAGCCACGGCAGGGACGGCGCAACGCCGCTTGTCGAGCAGTATCGTGGTCACGGGCTGAAGATGCTGTCTGATAGAGCGCAATTCGATGACGGCGGCGTATCCGTCGAGGCCGGCCTCATGGAGATCCTGGAAAGGATGGAAACGGGGCGGTTTAAGGTGTTCGCTCACCTCAATGAGTGGTGGGAAGAGTTCCGTATCTATCATCGCAAGGACGGCAAGATCGTCAAGGAACGCGATGATCTGATGGATGCGACCAGGTACGCGGTGATGATGAAGCGCAAGGCCAGGACGAAGCCCGCGCCGCACAAGCCCATCAACGTCAATACAAGCTGGGTCGAGTAACGCCCCCATCCCAAAGAGGTTGTAAATGTCTCAAACACTAGCTGTCCGCGTTGCGCGGCTGGATCAATCCCTCACGGCTGCGCTTGATCTGATCTCGGATCTCCGTGCGAAGTCTGCCGCTCTCGAAGAGCGCGTCGAGGATCTGGAAACGCGGCCAGCCGATGTTTCTGGGGCGGTCGTTGAAATCATGCCCCGCAAGCGCGGGCGCCCGAGAAAGATCGCCAATGTCTGATTCTTCCCGATCCGATAGCAAGCTTAGGGCGGCGTTATCGTCGCAACTGCGCTCGTCTATTGGGTATGACAATGACGAGCTGTCGTCCGAACGCGCCACCGCTTGGCGTTATTACATGGGCGAGCAATCGACTTTGCCGAGCATCCCGGGACGATCGAAGGTCATGTCCCGTGACGTGTACGAGACGGTCGAAACGGTCATGCCGTCATTGGTGCGGGTGTTTCTCGGCACGGATCAGGTGTTCCGATTTGAGCCCGAAGGCGAAGAGGACGAAGAGGCGGCGCAACAGGCGACGGACTATGTCTCGTGGCTGATGCGTCGCAAGGGCAATTTCCGGCAGATATTCGATTGGATGAAATCGCCGCTGATTTACAAGAACAGCGTGCTTCATGTCTGGTGGGAGGAATCCGAAACCGAAGTCACCGAGGAATATACCGGCCTTAGCATTGATGAGATGACGGAGATCGTCAACGATGAGAGCGTGACGGTTGAAGAGATTGAAGAGTACCCGGCGGAGGTTGAAATGCCCGCCGAGCCGCAAATGCCACCGCAGCCGATGGGGCCGGATGCTGGCGGCATGCCTCAAGCGCCGATGCCGGGGGATGTTGGCGGGGTTATATCGATGCAAGAGCCGACGATGCTCTTTGACACCAAGATCCGCCGCGTCAAAACCAGCGGCGAAATCAAGATGGAGGCTCTTGCGCCCGAAGAGTTCTTGACCAACAGCCGCGCCAAGTCTTTGGAAGATGCGCGCATGGTGGCCCGGCGCACGCGGGTATCGAAGAGCGACCTGTTGAAGCGCGGATATGACGAGACGGAAGTTGAGAGCCTGAGCGCCGACGATAGTCTGTATGAGGAAACCGAAGAGCGGTTTGACGACCTCGAGTACGATGACGACAACGACGCCACGGATGAGGCGGCGCAACTGTGCCGGATCTATGAGGTCTATATCCAGTTCGATTATGACGGCGACGGCGAGACCGAATGGCGGCGAGTGGTCATGGGCAACGGTCCGGACTCTCCGGTTATTTTCGAGAATGACAAGCACGAGGGATTGCTTCCGTTCTGCGACCTAACGCCGATCATCCTGCCGCATCGCCGCATCGGGCTGTCAATGGAGGACGGGTCGCGAGAGGTCCAGCGGTGGAAGTCGACCTTACTGCGGATGATGATGGACGGGCTTTATCACTCCGTCTTCCCGCGCAAAGTCGTGGACATGAGCCAGATTGAACCGGAGTTTTTCAACGACGTGTTGAACCAGGCGCCGGACGCCATCATCCGCGCCAAGGGGCCGAACGCGATCGTGCCGCTCCAGACGACATGGGAAGGCCAGCGCGCCTTTCCGATGCTCGAATATGTTGATGGCCAATTGGTCCGCCGCACGGGCGTCACCCCGATGGGGCCGGATCTTAATCCGAACGCATTGCAGCCGGAGACGGCGGAAAAGGTCCGCGAGGACAGCAATCAGGGCCGCGAGCGAACCGAACTTATCACGCGCGTGTATGCGGAGACGGGGTTCAAGCAACTGGCCCGGTTGATGCTCCATCTCGTGACCAAGCACCAGGACAAAGAGCGGATCATTCGCCTTCGCGGCAATTGGGTGCCGATGGACCCGCGCTCGTGGAACGCGAATATGGACATCAAGGTGTCTGTTGGCTTGGGAACCGGCAATCGTGACCAGCAGATGCAGCGCTATATGGTGATCGCTCAGAAGCAGGAGCAGATCCTACAGGTCGCGGGGATGCAAAACCCGCTGGTCACCATGAGGAACTATTACAACACGTTGGAGAAGATGGTCGAGGCGGCGGACTTGCCGGACGTTGATATTTTCTTCACCGACCCGGACAAAAACCCGATGCCGCCGCAACCGCCGGGGCAAGACCCGAAGGTGGTTGAGGCTCAGGGCAAGATGCAAATGGAGATGCAGAAGCTCCAAATGCAGCAGCAAATGGACGGCCAGAAGATGCAAGCCGAGGCGGCCATGGCGGAGAAGAAATTACAAGCCGATTCCGCTCTTGCCGCTCAGAGGCTCCAGGCAGAACAGCAGATCAAAGCCCAAGAGGCTCAGCGCAACGCGGCGATGCAAGAGCAGCAGTTCCAGCAACAGTTGGAACAGCAACGCGCGATTGAGGGCATGAAGCTGGAGGCCGCCGAGCGCCAGGCCGAGCGGGCATATCAATTGGATGTTGAGAAGATGGCCGTCGATCAGCAATTCCGCGAGCGGGAGCTGGTGATGGAGGCTGAATTGGAACAATTGAAGATGGCGGCGGGCTCGCGCGACGGGCAGGGCGACATCAATTTGAGCGACTGAGGCGGCATGATGCTCAAGAAAAACCAACGCGACC